TTGAATTGTGATTAGTGTTGTCGCGAGAAAGAGTGTTCATTGTATGTGAGAATGAGTTATGAGTTATTATTGTAGTCTGTCCTTTAGGTAAAAATATTGTATAAATTTTCCATAATTTTATTATTATTTATTCAATTTTTCAAGAAACTTTTTTGCAACTTTTGTGCGTAAATTTCAATTTTCATTGATTTTTCGGTGAAAATCAATGAAACATTAAGGTAAACTCGGCCCAAACGGTTACGCAAACAAGATGTTTACCATTTTAGTTAGAATACGCTAGGCCCGCCATGCCGCTCATGACACGCAACACGTTGTATGAAAACGCGAATATATAGAGATTTGAGTCGCGCGCAATGTCTAGCTTCAAACGATTATCGAATCTCATATGGTCACCAAAGTCCAAATTCAAAATCGTGGAATCAATTCTAGACAAATTGGTAGTACCAGAAGGTTGGTGTTTCTCAGGGTGTAAAGCAAAGCTGTACACATTGATACCGTCTGCTGGAGTATGTGTGTGATGATTCACTGTCTGATAGTAGTTAAAGTATGACCCTCTCTGCCAGAAAAAACGATTGTGCCCATTCAATTGGATATTACCTCCCTGAATTGGATTTCCTCGCCCATCTAACAATAATCCATAATTGTTATGTTGTACTACACATACATCCTTATGGACACAAAAAATATTCGAATCACTTGATCTGTAATCAACAGTGAAATCCTCAACTGGTACTGATACATCGATCATATTCAGTCTGTGTCTTACTTCAACTGCATCAATAGAAATAGATGCTAAGTTTCCGTCAGTGTGGGATACTATGACTTTTGCATAATCAAGCATATCTGAAAGTTCTACACCATGGTTGTTTCCTAACAATGCAAAATCAATCGAACTTAATAATGTATCATAACACCATACAGCAATACCACATTCATTGATCTCTTCGAGTGGTACACCTTGGGCTAATCCGGTTACGTTGTTATTTCTGAGTTCTACTTGGACTCTTTGTCCCTCATTGTATCTTGGGTTCAATAAGTGTGAACATAAGTGAGCAGGTTGTCCATTGATTTGAGCACATGTTCCGGTAAGTTTAGGATTAATAAAGATACATCCTTCAGCTAAATTCTTAGCAGCATCAGAAAGAGCAACAGTATTCCATAATAGTGGATCATGAGTATAACACAAGAATTTTCCACGTCCACCAGAGAATCCGGATCGGTTGGCTTCACCATTGAAAGCACCACATTTAAGGGCCCAGATAAGTTCCTTTGTAGGATGATTGTAGTTCAATTTAAATTTCTCGTTGGCATGTTGAGAATTAACATTAACCAAGATTGTTTCAGATCCAGTGAATTGGACTTGTTCAATTAAGTATTCATGTCCAAGTTGAGCGTATTTACGTCTTTCTCCGGATTCGAGATAAACGTAATCGATCATAATACCGGTTTCATTGAATTGATAGAGACCCATATGTGGAGGTTGTCTACCTGTCCATACAATTAATCTGCTGATCTCTTCAAGGGCAACATCGATTCTGACTTCGTGATACTGAAGAGCGATTAAAGGAAGGGCCAAACCGTAGTTACGGCAGAACCAGAATTGGAAAGGAATGTATAACATGTATTCAGGTAAAAGAATTTCTGAGGTTGTGTCAAAAAGTTCTTTTCCACGGAGGGCAGTCATTTCAGGAACATCACCGATTAAATGTCTGTAACCTCTTTCCTCATCATCAGTATGAGTGAGTTCATACCAGATATCTAACCAGGTACCGACGTGTTTATCGATCTCCATACCACCGATCTTGACAATGACTTCACGGATGAGAGCAAATCCCAAACGTCTAACCCATGCGATCTTTTCGGTATGAGTACCCAACACTTCAGATCTAACAGGTGGCATCTTGACACGAAGACATGTCTTGGTTGCCAAATCACCGTTTCTCTGGACCAATACAGAGTATCGACCTCCAGGACGAGCTGAGTCGATGGTCTGTTCAATGCATTCCATTGCAAAGTTAGTGTATCTTCTGTAGATCACTTTAAAGTAGGTAATTTGAGGAGAGCCTGTCAAATAGACATCTTGAGCACCGTTAGCAACTAAACTTATGATTCCACCACCCATATTGGTATTATACTATGTCAGCAGAAAAAACAAATTCATCTTAAAAATTATTTCGAGGGTTAATGTTTTATAGTATAACACGATTAGCCAAAGCTTTAAAAACACGTTCAAAATCATGTGTAAAATCATTTCATAAATGTCTTTTCACGTTTTACTCGATATCACTGACTCATTGAACCGTATTGATTGAAAACGCAGTTCAGTTATTTTGTCTATCTTCTCCAGACGTTCCGATGTCCGTTCGCCAGTTCAGTTAAACCCTTTTCCCTTAGGGTGTTTCGGATCTTTTGATAATTACATTTTTCTTCATAATCCGCTTCGAACAAAACCAGTCTCAAACCATCATAAAAACTAGGATTCTCATCGAAAAAAATTGTTCTAAAAATCCTTCACAGGATGATACATGAGACAAATCCATATCTAGCCCCGAGTTCAAATACTACATCGAAAAATATATATTGTACGGGAGGAATGTTAGGATCCTTAGGATTCTCGAATCAAAGCTTTCAGTAATCTTGGAGTGTTCTTGTCGAGTCTAGTCAGTTTTGAGGATAGTTTAGTCAGTATTATCTTGTTGTCTTGCAGTTCGATCGTCCAACCTAATTTGGTTGCATTGGCCATTATATACAATTTCACCAAAATGTGTACTACATGTTCTACGGTATCGGTTTCGCACATTTATATATGCGGTTATGAAAGATCCATCGACCGAATGCGCAAATTCATCGATTATCTCTCATCAAACGCAAAGAAAGTACGTGATGAATGATGTGATATGATGATTGATGTAACGTTCAATACACCGTTCAACGCGAAAACACACGAATAATACATTCGAACGCAACAGATTCTAAAATCTATAAATTTTTCGACCTAAAGATTGTTGCGGTAGAATTATCACAAGTTCAGTTCCAATTGTAAATTGTAAATTCAGAATCATGTCCGTCGATTACAAGTATAAACCAGAAAAACACAAGTTTCGGGTCAATCTAAAGACCATCGACGAGATCCATCAGGAACAACTCAATGATTTTAAGAAGAATCGAGATCAGATTCCTGATAAAAAACGTAAATTAGCGAATCTGGAAAGGGAGTTGTCGGACTTAGAAGAAACTAATCGAGGCAGGCCGATCGGTCTGGATTGTGAGGTCCTCAAGAGACGAAGCACCTTACGGACCACTATCAAAAACATGAAGATTGAGATTTCACGCACCGAAAACTGTTCTCGTGAGATGGAGTACTGGAGCAGAACCGGTGATGTACTGTGTGACTACTACGATATCACGAACGGTGTCCTCTATGGTAAGAATTTCGATGATCACAATTACAATCATGACAACAACAATGATGACAATCTTAACATTAATGACAATACTTCCAATGATCGAGCGGCAGATTCCAAGATCGTTATCAGTAGTGAACTTCTCGAGATTACAAACCTTAATCGAAAACGGAAACTGAAGAAACCCGTCAGAAAACGTAACAAAAATATCGAAATGACGCCAGCTCGAGGGATTATGAGTATTTTGATAGGTGATGAAGAGGAAGATCAACCAGACAATAAGATGTGTAAAGCAACACTTCAAAACCAGTATCTTCTAATGATGGATAAAGAGTATGCCTGTTCAAAAACCAAAACATCTTTAGCAAAAAAATGCAAGAAGTGTAATGTTGATATAATGATAATATACAACGAAGCTATCACATGTTGTCCCAAATGTGGAGAATCTGATGATATATTTATCGAATCAGATATGCCCTCACAGAGAGAAACATTCGCTGAAAAACCCAAATACCCTTACAAGAAACTAGGACATTGTATCGAAAAACTGAATCAATTCCTGTGTAAGGGGACGGCCAACGTTCCTCCCGAGATATTCTCCATTTTGAAGGATGAGATCGAGAAACACAATATGAATACTAATGAAGTGACAATTCGATTTCTGGAGACCATGTTGAAAAAACATCGGTTGAGTGAATACTACGAAAACATCATGTATATTTATTCAAAGATCACCGGAAAGCCTCCACAACATATATCCCGCGATGAGTACGAATTGGTATTGAAAATGTTTACAGAAGCCGAAGAGATGTATGAAAAGAAGTATAAACCTGCTTCAAGAAACAACTTTTTGAAATATACTTTTGTATTGAACAAAATCTTCCTGACGATCGACAGACCGGATATCGCAGAGCATTTCAAACTATTGAAGAGCCCTGAGAAACTCAAACAACAAGAGAGAGTCTGGCAAAAAATATGTGTTGATCTCGGATGGAAGTACCATTCAAGTTAAACCTTAGACTTGAATTGAATTAAATTGAATTGAATTATCCCCCTTTAATCATAAGTTCAAAAACTGGATTTATGATTATCTGCAGTCGTTCGAATATATTAGTATACTTATGTATGTATGATGATTGATATCACAACTCCTATTCCGACGATCTCTATAGATCCATTAACACCGATAGAGACACCGATAGAAACACCGATAGAAACACCGATATTAGCATCTCTTCATGATTTAGCTAGAAATTGTAGAATCGACGAAATATGCAACAGATTATCCGATATCAAAGGTTATTCTCACGAATTAAATGAGTTTGATAACGGTGAGACTGTTTTAGATATATTGATACGCTGTCAAACTGAAAATATCTATCCACTTTTCATAGAGTTGATAGTACTGTTAGGGGGTAGGACCAGTGATGATATCAGAGGGCCTTTGTTGTGTGGTTCAAAAACTAAAACTATCATGACAGAGTTTGAAACCTACAGATGGTTCAGAGAACAGGTCGATACTTCATTAAAACTGGGACCAAAACGTAATTCAAAAAAATCTAATTTAGTATCATCAACCTCGAACCTCATATCTAAATCTACATCTAATCTTGTATCTAATTCTATGTCGAATTCCACATCTAATTTCACATCTAATCTCATAACTAATTCTACATCCAATACTACATACAATACTGCATCCAATACTACATCTAACTCTACATCTAACTCTACATCTAATCTTGTGCCAAATACTACATCTGATTCTACATTCGATTCTACTTTTGATTCCACATCGAATAGAAGTTCAACAGAAAGTATTCAGTGTCTAACATCGAACAATACGACATGTTTCTACACTATATATTACAATATAAGGATTGGAAAGGGACAGTTCGGAAAAGTCTATGGTGCAAAAAGAACAAATCACGATGAAATCGATGTTGTGAAAATAATAGAAAAGAAAAAAATGACACAAAAACAAATAGATGATGAGATAGAGATGTTATCTAAACCCGTTTTCAACCTCTATATCGGTCGGGCATTATTCGAGGATCATTACTACATTTTCATGAAATACGGAGGAATACCGTTGTCTCGTCTACCGAACAATACACCAATGAGTCTAAAAAAGAAGATAGCATTGGGTGTACTACATACATACTACAACATAAACTCCAATCATATCTTTCATAGGGATGTTAAATGGGACAATATGCTCTTACAACTACATATTAAACATGACAGTGATAATAGTTCACATCATCTGCACATAGAGACTACTATCGTACCAGAAATACGTGTTTGTGATACAGAAACCGCGTGTGATTCAGCGTTTGCAGATCAAGCGTTTGCAGGAACACCAGCTCATCAATCGTATGATTTTCATGATGTCAAAAGGTTACCTTATGCTCAACATAACGAAGGATACGGTATCGGGATCATATTAGCGAACATATTTTCCGATAGATCCTACGAGACGTATCAAGAAACATTGGAGAGACATGTTCCGTTTCAACCATCGGATGTTGAAGATGCCTTTCCACATATGTTCCCAGGGGATCAAACTATGAATGTGATCAAGACCGAAGATCCATGTCTTCATATATTTGTTAGGTTCATTCAGCTTCTGTGTCACAGAGAGCCATACAAACGTCCGACCCTGGATGATTACAAGACAAAGATAAAAGATATTGAAACGCATATGTATGGTAGTAAAAAAACAGTAATTACAATTACGGACCCTGTTAATTATCACGCCAACATCTACAGTAAAAGTGATGGTGAAGTCATTAAGAAGAAATCTACGATTAAAGGTCTGATTTTGAATAAACTGCACAAATCGAATGATGGTGGATCAAGTGTATCTCCATCGTCGAGCCGTTCGGATAAGGACCTCGTCGTATCTCCATCTCCGAAGAAACATAACAGATCGGTATCCCCAAACCCTATTCAATCTCAATCTCAATCTCAATCTCAATATCAACCTCAATCTCAATCTCAGTCCCAATCTCCGAGATCGAAAACAAAAATGATCTTCCCGAAGGAATCAGATAATAAATTGTTAGTTCATCCAGAACCCGAATTAAACCGGGAAGGTCACAAACCGAAACATCGATCACGATCAGCATCAGAGACCTTTAGGTTCAGTCACAATCGCAAAAATGAGAAAAATGAGAAAAATGAGTTATAGCCCTTGTGTCAAACCTACTATCATGTTTTGTTTTGATACATCATTTTTATTATGTGCATTGTCCAATGCCGCCTGCCTCATCAGTCGAGTGATCGCTTTACTTGCTGTTTGTTTCGGTGCTAGTGTCAATCTTGTACTAAGATACACATCATTCGATTCTTTTGATTTTTGGGGATGCGATATAGGATTATTGTTCATCCTTAATAGATCTACTACAAATAACAAGATCGGATAAGGATCTGTAGAATGTACGAATATCAAATTTTTTAGTGGTTGAAATAAAAAATGAACTTGAATGATTAATTATGAACATCCATGTCGATGGGCTGCGTTTCGCTATCGCTTCCTGCCCCGACTTATTTATCCAGAACAGGTTGGGCAGTGAGCCATTAGCGAAACGCAGCCCACCCATATGAATGTTCATTTATTCACATTTCATTCTTTTTTCTTACCCTTACAACCATTAGAAAAAAAGTTGAAATTTGAACTAGATACAACATACTGTACAAAAATACAGATATCAACATAACAGAGAATGACCACATCGACTGTTCCTATCTATGCAAATCCCAACATAAATGATGTTGATGTACAACCTCCAATATGGGAATACTACAATTCTAATCCGTATCACCAATCTTCCTACAATCAAAGGCCATTGTATGTACCTGTTATGACGACAAATCAACAACTATTGACAAATCAACAACTATTGACAAATCAACAACTATTAACGAATCAACAACCATCGACGGTACAAACAGACGATTCAGATAATTATGAATCTGCACGACAAAGTTATCGTATATGGATCATAGTATTCGTAGTAGTACTCATCTGTATCGGTGGAATATGGATAGGTCGTGTCTATTTAAAACCTCCCATAACTAACACAACTCACATCTAATATTTAACATTTAATATTTTTTATCATAGATCACAATATAAAATCAACACCCCATTTATAGTCGGTTCTATTGATGTCAATGACGACGATTCATTTTCCACCAGATGATCTACAAGATAGATTAGTAAGACTACTGATATTTGTGTTAATGTTCTTCATCATTCTACGTTATCTTTCGGGGATAAATATTTCGGACTTCGAACAGATCGAAATAGTAGTAATATCTGCAATATGCTTGATGTTCGTAAATACATACTATCCATACATTGTTTTAAAATAAAAAAGGTTTAAAAAGGTTTAAATAATCGTAATCTCTATTCTAGAATAGATGTCTACACAAAAAGCAAAACAATCTAATGAATCATCTCGAGTCATAGATGAGAAGATCGATGTAGTGTTCGAACTAGAAGAAGAACAAGATAATGAATGTCGTATCAGTGATTGCGATACTTCAGAAGAAGGTGAAGGTAAATGTGCACCGTTAGTATCTCCGCACAATCATGTTGGATGTGATCATAAACATGAACATGAACATGAACATGAACATGAACATGAACATAAACATAAACATACACATAGTAAAACGGCAGAACACGTATCGATACACGAAGAGGATCTATCAAAGTACACAGTAGTAGATCATTTGGATGAGGACGTACCAATCCCTGGTCAAGAGTTTTGTCTGTTTTCGTTTCTCTCACCAGAAGGCGTGATGAACTGTAATGTGAGAGCAGTTAAGTTTAGAGGGGCATATCCATCAATAAAAGCTGCTGAAGATGCCGCTAAACTTCTAGAGAAAACAGATAAATACTTTAAGATCTTTATCGGTGATTCTGGTAAATGGTTGGATTTTGATCCTCCGGTCTCCAGAGTTGATCGTGAGATGTCGTCTAATAAGGAACATCAAAAGATTCTTGATGCTCAACGTAAACAGAGGATGGATAAGATCAATGCCCTGGCAGGTAAACATAAAGAGAATACAGACAAGAAAGATTCCGGTAAAACTGAGAGGATCGAAGAGTCTAAAAAGGCTGGTGCAGCTAGTGATGCAATAGATAAACAGAAATCCAGGAAACAAGAGAAACAAGAAAAAGAACAAGAAAAACGTACAACAATCCAGACCAACTCTAGAGATGCATCCCTAAATAAAACTAAACAAAGAATGGCCGCTAGATTAGCCGAGTCCAGAAGCAAGAAAGCTCAGATCTCCGATCAAAAGCCATCAGAACATTTAAATCAGCCTCTGAGTAAAACAATAGATCAACAAACGGGAAAGATCAATCTAGATCTAGATGAGAAGATCAAAGTCATCAATAAGGCATCATCCGATTTGGAAGATAAGAAAGCTAAGTTGGAAGAAGCCGATAGAAATATTGAGAACATTAAACAGTTATTGGCTAAAAAGAAAGCACAAAAATCAGGTAACTAAATTTTAAACTCTTCAGTATAATTATGAGCATGTTTCGAAACATTCTGATAATCATATTATTCATCGGCATAATATTTGTAGTAATAGATCTTGTTAGAACAGAGACAGGATGTCCACAAAACAAGATAATATATCGATTCATACCCAGAACCTTAGATGAGGAGTTAGAATCACCGGCCTATGCAACAGATGTATTTAGGACTATGTTCTCACAACCTGATCCATGGATTAATTCAATCGATAATCAACTGTTACGTAAACGTGAAGATGTCAACCAATTTTTTATCAGTCAATTCTAAAGTTAACTTTTATGCTTCATCTTTGTACATTTTCTTGACATCAAGTTTGGACCTTGATTTCTTTTTATCAAGGATGTACTCTTCGTAATCAAGCTGAATAGATTTCTCTTCCCAATCCTTCTTGTAGTTTTTTTCGTGATACGATCGAAACTGTCTACATCCGAATCTCAAGGGTACTTTATCAAGATCTGGTGCTTTATAGAAAGATATCTTGTCGAATAGATTGGTTCTAGCACCTCTATTCTTGATAACCATCGCTCCATAGTTCTCTGTCAGTTGACGAAACACTTGACGAAACGAATTGAAATCTGGAAACATACCTGCATAATGTTCATAGATACGTTTCAGATTTGATGTGGTGTCCTCTGCCAATAAAAATACATAATCAAAGTTAGAACGTAGTTCAGGACTGATACCTAGAGGGTACTGCATGGTCAAAACATATGTGATCTGTCTATGACGTCCATTGAACAAGAGTTCCGATACCCTGGGATCTTTTGCCCAGATCCCTTTTGATGATAAACAATCATCCATCACAACGATGGCTCTAGGATCGATGAATTTACCCTGTAGTTTTTTTTCACGGGCCTTTTTCAAAATTAATTTTTGTCGTAACAGTAGTTTTTGTATGATCTTTGTATGATAACCATAAAAAATGAAGGTGTCTGGAAAAAAATCGGAAAAGAATGGATCATCTTTCTCTGTAGGTGATATGATCAGACCCACAGGTACATCTTCGTACTTATACACGATAGCTCTGGTTACCCATGTCTTACCCGATCCTCTTTTCGCTATCATAATTATTGATGGATTTTCGATCATATCATCCAAAGTGAATTCCTGAATCGGGAGTTTATCTAATATCTCTCCATCGTGTTCCATTATATCTTACAACTAGTTATTTTTTTGGTTAGTTTTTGTAATCAATCAACACACTGGGTATCTTAAGATCTGATCTAGGGATATTAACACCAGACCCGATTAGATTGTAAGATCTGGTAGAATCGTCAGAATCTAATCGTGATACTCTAGATCGTCCTCCACCTCCACCCTTCATCAGCTCTCTGGATACGGGAATGTCAGAGGTAGATTGAGAAGGACCGATGATGTCGGCAATCTCATTGGTCTTTGTAATAGTAGTTTCATTACTAAAATAGCTAGAAGCAGCGTACCATACGATCAGACCTGCTACTAGAGAGGACACAATGATCGTTTCGTTTAGTATGATTCCGTCTTTTCCTTTCTTAGTATTCTTCTTCTTTTTGTATTGTTTGTTTTGTTTAGTCTGGGTATCATCTTTGTCATTATCATTGGATCTACTGTAATAATTGTAGTAATAGTATGTAACTGCGAACACAACACATGTTGCAATAAGAGCTAAAAAAACTGGATTTTTCATTATGGACATGCTTTTCCCGATTGATTATAGTATATCGATTGAAATAATATCCTTTTTTTATACGCGACACGCAAAATCAAAGTTAAAATCAAAGTTAAAATTAAGGTTTGAGCATATTATCAACTATGTTATCAATATTGACAGCTTTCACATCCTTTTTCTTTGAATCTTTAGATCTGTTCTTATCTTTGTCCGAATCCGATGATACATCTATTTCTGCAGGCTGGGATCTTGTTATTTTGATGTCATCATTTGTATTATTCGTTTTTGAATTTTGACGACTT